GCATCCCTCTCCCAGAATGGGCCGGATGTTTCAGTGGTAGCACCGGCCACCCCGCCGTCATATGTGTCGATGTCGGCCACTGCGCCCGTAAAGAGCCGCCGCTCTCCACCGCCGCTAGGGACGGGGTGCTTGGATACCCACGCACCGTTGTAGTGGATGTAAATTTTATCGGGAATACCGCCGATTGTTCTTATCCACGGTCTGTCTTCGTCGTCCACTGACGGCACGGCATCGCCGAAGTTGAACAGACTATAATCACCGTCAACGTAGGCGGTGGTGAGATTGATAAACGTGTTGTAGAGGTCGGACACCGAGCCGAAGCAAGTGTCGTCGGATACGGTTCCGGCCACTAAATTGACTGTTTGATTGGATGGCATTGTTAGCTGGTGGGAATTGTGTAACTTATCGTTTCGTTACACGGGACAGAAAAGACGTAGCTGTACGGGCTTTGTGCCGCCACCGGCTCGCCCCATAATGACGTTGTGCAGTTGATTGCTATGTATGACCAGTTCATAAATTCTAAACGCAGAAGAGGCCCTCCTCTGGGCATTGCCCGTAGGGTTCTTCGGTAAGGGGGTAGGCGTGCATTCTAAAGCCCTTGATTCTTGCTTGACCCGTCCACCCGATCCGCGCCGCCATCTCATACCCGTTTCTCAGCGGGGCATTGTTGGCGTTGGATTGTGAGGCTGACGCCTCGCAAGTGTCCTCCGGTTGCGGAAGTCGTATGCGGGTGCGGTACATCGGGGCATAGTTGACAAACGCGAGGCAGCTACCGTCTGTTGGGTCGCAGTTCTCGGACTTGGCGCACTCGGTGAAAGCGTGCCAGTCCACCCACGCGGGGTACTGGTTCGGTTTATATTTAATATCAAACTGAACCTCACCCTCCAGCTGGTCGAGCCACAGCTCGCCGTACTCCAGCTGCTTCATCTCGAACGGGTTCTCGAACGAGTAGCTGGAAGTTTCAACGTAACAGCTGATGTTGTTGGTTCCGTTGTCCTTCTTCCCGTCTTTTGTCAGCTCCCACAGCTGTATGCGGCAGCTGCCATCTATGTGAAACACAAAGCAGCGCGACTCATTTTCTATTTCCGCTGTGAGGATTTGCAGAAAGTTGAGTCCCGTCCAAAATCCCTCCCACGCTGCGGGGGCTTTCTCCCCAGTCCCACCTACCAAATCAAAATCAAGCGCCGTTAGTGCGCGAAAGAAAATCCCCTGCGAGCTATTGGTGTATGGGGTAACAGTCATCAGCAGCCGGTTGTCAAACAGCACACCACTTGTTCTGTCGGCGATGTTGGCCTGCTTCTCGTTGGCAATATACGGCCCCACCTCTCGGCTAACTGGAATCTGCCCGTACTCCTTCCACTCTCGGCGGCTGGAGATGTAGCTGCGGATACCGTCTGGGGCGCGGTAAAACATATCACCGTTGACCAGCGTGCAGCTTCTGTCACTGACCGCGCCGTAGTTGATGGCCACGATTCGCACAGTGGGGTAGCTGACATTCTTCCAGCTGTCGCGGCTGGTGGGAACATTGACGGCGAACACGGCGTCCGTGGTGTGAACCAGCAGCTCCCCTTGACCGAGCGAGGAGTCGGGCTGGTTGGTGAATTTCATCGCCGTGATGTCACCCGTGTCCAGCGGGACAGCAAACGCGCCGCCCTCTGCGATGTAGGTGTTCTCGGTAAACTGGATGACCTCTGTCGGCCCACCCACGATGTCGCCCGCCACAAACTCGCGCCCTCTGGACACCCAGAGGCGACCGTTGCCGTAGGCCATTGCTGAACCGACCGGCACTTCGTTGTTGGAGAGCACGCTTCTGCGGCTGCTTGCCCCGTTGAAAAGGATGGGCAGCGATTGGCCGTCTTGGATGATGAGGTACTGCTCGGCCTGCTGGAAGAAGAAGACGGGGATGTCAGATGGGTTGGGGTCTGGCGTCGATACAGAGCCAGTTGAGGTAGTAGGGGTGATGTCCTGCACCACCCCCGTCTTGACGTTTATTTTGTGGATATAGCCTCCAACCGCCACCACCAAATAACTGTTTGATCCAAAATGATAATTGTACGCGCCTTGGAACATCTTTGTTTGGAAGCGCGTCTGCATCGCTTCTGCGTCAACTTGATTGGTTGCCGTAAAATCCAGCGCAATGTTGGTGAACGCGGGGCGCGTCTTGGCGTAACCGCCGCGCATTGTGGCATTGACCGCAAAGCTGGCTTGGTTGCGGGGCAGAAGGCTGGGGGATTTCCCAGCATCAACACCGCGCTCCAACGTGATGAAGCCGTCGCTAATACGCTGGCGATCAATAACCGGCATTACGAGTTATTGAACACCACAAAATGAAAGTCCACATCGGCAGCAACCAGCTGCGCTGTCACTTGCAGTTGACCGTAGCCGTTCGCCCCTCCCGTTGTCGTGATGCTAGAGACGTATGGGTGTGGATTTACACTATTATCGGCTGCCGCCTGCGTGAGCGACACACTCAGCTGGCCAGAACCTACCGAGGCATTAAACGGAAGTGTAACAACCAGAACGGTGACCACACTGGTCGATGCCGTCCCCACGTTCACTCCCCCGCTCACGGTTGCAGTTTTGGAGGACGTCGAACCGGTTGTGTTGACCACACCCATCGCCACCACGCCCACTGCCGCACCGCTGGCAACCCACGCTGGCTTGTTGTTGCCCAGATCGTAAGACAACAGATACCCGTCACCGCCAACCGGAACCTCTTCCCAGCTAGTGCCGTTCCAGTACGCCATCTGTCCGGCAGCAGCGCCACCCCCAAGGCTCGCCAACGGGAGCTGCCCGCTGGTGGTAACAGTATCTAACGCGAGAGGGGCCGAGGCGTGGTCAAGGTCAGTAAACAATGGCCGCCTCCAAGCCATCCCGTTAGAAGCTGTGCTGTCCGTAAAGAGTGCATTGGTGTCAGCAGAGCCGATTGCCAGATCGGAGTAGGTTAATGGCCCGTTGAGGGTCAGCAAATCGCCTTTCCCAGCGAACCCAGCTGGGTAGGTGATGCCAGCTGAACCGTCATCACCTTTGACGCCCGCCGAAACAATCAGCCGGTTGGTGGCGATGGCTGTGGTCGGGGCCGCGTTCCCCGTGTAACCGAGATTCTTGGCGTTGATTGTGCCACCAGATGTGCCAGTCACTTCGTAATAGCCAGCGACTTGGACGTAGATTGTCTGGCCAGTGGCCCAAGGGGTTGCGTTGTCAACATACAAGGCCACGCCCACACCGACAGCCGGAACTGTAAAACCGGCGTTGGTAAATGCGTATGAGTTAACCCCATCTGTGCCGTTTGTACCGGCTGCACCAGTGGCTCCAGTTGCGCCAGCTGGCCCAGCAACATTGACGGTTGAGTTGGTGCAGCTGGTTTTGCAGCAGTCTGTGTTTTGATTTAATGTGACACCCATCGTTTGACAGTCCGTTAAATTTGTGCGGGATTACTAACCCCTAAGAGGCATATACCTCCAGTATATGCCTTGACTGTCAAACGGTTTGATAAAACACAAGTACGGCTTGGCGTTTGACGTGCAACTAAATGAGATCGAGCTAGAGTTGTACGCCTTCCGCATTAACCACTCACCCGAACGGGGTGGGCTGGGTGCATTCCAGCATTTTAAGAACGCTGCAAACCTTCTGTGGCCCAAGCTGATCTGGAACTCTTGGCTGGAAAAACAGATCGAGTCACTGTGCGAGAACCAGTGGGTGTGCTGGGCTGGTTGCGGTGCGAGCGGCAAAACCTACGCTGCCAGCCTCTACACGATGGTTTACTTTCTGGCTGCCCCTCTCCAGACATCAATCATCCTCACCTCCACCACCGCCAAGATGATCCGAAAGCGTGCTTGGCCAGTGATCCAAGACCTCTACCGAACGTGCAAGGGCGGTTATCCGGCTCATATGGTGGACAGCAAGACCACTCTCCAAGCCATACGGGGCGACGATAAACACGCTGTATTTGCCATCCCCGTGCTGGACGGGGCCACTTCCAAGGCGGTTGCCAACATACAAGGCATCCGTTCACCGCGCACAATGGTGATTGTGGATGAGGCCACCGACACGCCGGAGGCAGCGTTCGAGGCGTGCTCCAATCTACAGAAGGGAACCAAGGAGTTTAAGTTTCTGGCGATTGGAAACCCTCACAGCAAGTTCGACCAGCACGGGAGGTTCGCCACACCGGCCAAGGGGTGGGCCTCTGTCAGCATTGAGGACGAGGAGTGGGAGACAGAGCGCGGCGTCTGCGTTCGTTTCGACGGGATGAAGTCTCCCAACATCCTAGCTGGGAAAGAGAAGTACAGCTTCCTCATTAACGACGATCAAGTGCGCCAAGCCCAGAAGTATGATGGCGTGGATAGTCCGCAGTTCTGGAAGTACACGAGAGGGATGTGGTCGCCCGAAGGGGTGTGCAAAACCGTGTTAAGCGAGAGTTTGGTCGAGAAGTATCGGGTAATGTTTCCAGCTGTTTTCCTTAAAAAGAGCCATATGATGGCCGGTTTAGACCCTGCTTTCAATGGGGGCGACCGCTGTGTAATCCAGCTGGCTAGGTACGGCGATTTCGACAATGGCAAGATGGGCATTCAGCTGGAGAAGAACGAGGTGATCGAGATCGATGCCCAGTCTTCCGAGCCGGTACACTTCCAGATTGCCAAGCGGGTACAGACGATCTGTGAGGAGAACGCCGTGCTGCCCCAACACTTGGCGGTGGACGCCACAGGTGAGGGTGGTGGCCTCTGCGACATCCTCGCTAAAACGTGGAGTCCGTCCATCCAGCGGGTGGAGTTTGGCGGGAAGGCAAGTGATCGCCCCGTCTCGCCAGAGGATCACCGCAAGAGCTGCGAGGTGTACGCCAACAAAGTGACCGAGTTGTGGTTCAGCGTGAGGCAGTGGGTGATTAACGAGCAGCTGCGAGGAATGCAGCACGATGCGGTGATTGAGTTTTGTGGACGGATGTTCGATGACGAGAAGAGAATGACCATCATCGAGCGCAAGGTTGAGATGAAATCACGCACCGGCAAATCCCCAGACTTCGCCGACGCCATCACTCTGGTGGTGGAAATGGCCCGTCGACTGGGCGGTTACGCCACCGCAATTGCCTCGTCACGCGGTTTGACGAGCTGGGATAAGATGGTTAGGGAGTACGACAGTGTCTATCACGACACATTTGCTGGGGTATGAAAAGACTGGTGGAGACAAGCATTGTTCCGAGTGGCGGCTATCAGTACACGCAAGAAGAAACAGGCCACACCGAGTCAGCTGACAGCTTTCACCAGCTGGTGACACGGGTTGCCGCCCATCGCCGAGCCAACAATCTTCCCGTTCCCTTCAACATCGCCGACATCGTCGAGGCGCAAGTCTGCGAGAACCGCAAGGAGCTATGCACGGAGTACATCCCGAAGCCGCCGCCCAACCGTGCGCTGACGATTGAGCTTGCGCTGCGATTCACCCGCACACTGGTCGCAGCTGGCGGCAAACGGGTGGAGGTTCAAGCCGAGGCAGACCAGCGGGCAGCGATCTGTGCGATGTGCCAAGACAACATCGAGCCACAAGGCTGCACCGGCTGCACGGGTGGTCTTGTGAGGAAGGCGGTCGAGTTTATCGCGGGCAGCAGGAAAACTCCGTATGACAAACTGCTCAAGTCGTGCAAACATTGCGGGTGCTTTAATGCGGCGCAAATCTGGATGCCGCTCGAAGCACTGCAAACAACAATTTCAGATGATGAGAATAGTGCGTTACCCGACCATTGCTGGAAGAGGAAGCTATGATTAACAACAATTCCCTGCCGCTCGACAACATCGACGAGGCGGGTACACCACCCAAAGCCAGACTCTCTTCACCCGAAGCTGTGGTCGATTTGGTGAAGATGCTGACCCGATCCGACGAGGAGCGCAACCGTGTCCGGTCGAAGGTCAAGGGGCTGATCGACGGCAACCCGCCGTACAGTGCCAGCCAGCTCAAGCGCACGGGGCAAGCCTACCGAACCAACGTCAACTTTAGGGAGGCCGAGGCTTTCTTCTCGGTGGCATTGACCGCTTTCTACGACATCTTCTCCGAGACACCCACCTACGCCACGGTCAAAACCAACACCGGCAACGACGCCGAGCGTGTCCATTATTCCCGCATAATCACTGAGGAATTTGATCGGTTACAAAAAAAGGATAGGGAGTTTGACTACACGATGCAGCTGTCCCAGCACGAGATGGTGCTGTTTGGCTCCGGCCCGCTGACCTTTGAAAGCCCGACCAGCTGGAGAGCCAGAGCCTTGAAGGCGGGCGACTTGCTGTTGCCGGAAGGGACGCGCAGTAATCCCTCCGACTGGGAGGTGGCTGTGGTTCGCAGACGCTACCAAGCGCACGAGCTTTATGGCTACATTCGTGACCCGCAAGCAGCGGCCAAAGTGGGCTGGGACGTTGAGGCGACCCGTAATTCGATCATCGCTTCTGGGCCGGAGAGCTACCGAAGGCACGACAACTGGGAATGGCATCAGCAGCGCATCCGAAACAACGATCTCCACTATTCAGCGCAATGCAGCCTAATCAACGCGGCCCACGTTTATGTGCGAGAGTACCCGCAAGGGGATGAGGCAGAGGGCAAGATCAGCTGCTACATCGTCAAGGAGGACGGGCAAGAATTTTTATACAAGTACGTCGGCAAGTACGACAGCTGGGAGGAGATACTGCACCCGATGTACTACGACAAGGGGGATGGACAGCATCACAGCGTCAAGGGTCTTGGCGTCAAGATGTACCCCGTGATCGAGCTGAAGAACCGCCAGAAGTGTCATATGGTTGACGTAGCCGCCACGGCCAGCTCGATGCAGCTGCAAGCTGAAACGCCGGAGGCGATGCAGAAAGCCAGCGTTGTCCAGATGGGGCCGTACTCGATTCTTCCGAGTGGTTACAAAATTGTTCAGCGACAGTTTAGCGGGATAGCTGACGCACCGATGGCGGTGGATCGTGAGCTGGAGAACGTGATGCAGTCCAACCTGTCGCAGTACCGGCAACGACTGGACAAGGCGGGGGGCAACCCGAAGACAGCCACCGAGGTTCAAGCCAACGTGCAGCAAGCCAGCGTTCTGGGCAAGACCCAGATCGCACGCTACTACCAACAGCTGGATCGGTTCTTTGAGGAGAGATACCGGCGTGCCTCGGACAAGAGTGTTACCGACAAGGAAGCCGTCGAGTTCCAGAAGAGGGTGCGCGACAGAGGCGTTCCCGCCGAGGCACTGAACGACGTGGACTACGTCCAAGCCTCCCGCAACTACGGTCAAGGTTCTGCTTTTCTCCGTCTGCAAACGATTAACGGCCTTATGCAAATCAGCGGCCAGCTGCCGGAGTCGGGCCGCAACGCGCTACTGCGTGACTACGTCGCTGCGCTGGCTGGGCAACAGCAAGTGGGCCGCTATGTGGTGGAGCCGGAGCAAGATGTTTACGCCAAGGATCAGATGGCCGAGGCCAACATCGAGAATGCCGTGATGCAGACCGGCAACCCCGTTATTATTACCGACTCACAGAACCACCTTCTGCACTCACAGACTCACTTGGCCAAGGGAAGCGAAGTGGCTCAAGCCATCCAGCAAGGGGGCAACGCCGCTGCCGCTGCCGACTTTTTCGGGATACTGATTCCTCACATCGAGGAACATATCGGCCAGCTGTCAGCTGACGAGAACCGCAAGCAAGAAGTGAAGATGCTCTCCGACCAGCTCGGTGAGCTGGCTGGTTTCGCTAACGAGGTGGCCAACCAAGTTGCCCAAGAGATGCAGCAACAGCAGGAGGCCCAGATGCAAGCCGAGGCGGGGCCGTCAGCTGACGAGCAGATCAAGGCAGCTGTGATGGAGAGGGACGAGGCAAGGAAAGATGCCGCCCTACAAGCGGAAATACAGCGCAGCGACAT